CAAGGTTAGACATATTGCTGTTATGGATATTCTTTGGCATTCAGTTACTTTTGTTTCTAATATGAAAGATTATCCTAAAGCTTTACACAGAGAAAAAGATGTTCCATTGAGATTTAATATATTCATCTCATCTTGAGTAAATTCAATTGCCATTGTAACCTCTAAAATGTATATGTATTTGTGTTGTTTTTTGCAGTATTTATATATAATTTTTCTTGTTCATTATGTAATTCTTGAGCAAAACGAATTGCATCATCTACATTTTTAAATTTTCCAAAGTGCTTACCTGTTCTATAGTAGAGTTCAATAGCTTCTCTATTAGAAAGAAGTTTCCCATCATCTGATACAGTAGGTATTACAACCTCATTTTTTCCATCATTAAAAGATATTGTTCTTACAGTTGAAATAGTTCCATCAGGATTTTTAACAATTGGTCTATTGTACAGATTTATATTACCCTTTTCAACTAAAGTATCTTGTGTTTGAGGAGTATTAATCAAAGTGATATGCACGTGGTTTTTGTGATTTGTGCCGTGTTTTTTATCGTATTCTCTTTCGTCTTTAATCTTGTCTTTATCTTTTCCTCTAAAAGTTCCAAGAATCATAGGATCTGAACAACCAAGCTTATATACAGCTGGAGAATCAATTAATTTTTGATAAATTTTAAGTCTGTCATCTGGAGTATGTTCAGATAAAGAAATATCTAAGGCTCTGCCCTCTCCGTGTTTAGAACCTTTTTGATTTCTATATCTACTTGTAACTACAAGATTTAAACCTAATTCTTTTTCCATTTGTGGAACATAACTATCAGCAAAGTATGTTAAAACCTTTTGCTCGTTTTCTTTTGGAGTTATCATATTTATTTGCTGATAAACTTGCGCATTTGTTTTCAAATTAGAAATAGTTGTTTTAGCTTCTTCTTTTTTTTCTGTAACTTTTTGATTTATTCTTTGTTGAATAATTTTCATTTTTTCTTCATTTGGTGGAAGTTCATTATGTTTTGCTTGATAGTATGCAAAATCGTTCATAACATCACGAATAAAACCAGCTCTTTCATTCATACCTTTTTCAAGTTGTTTATAAATTTCTACTGATTTTTTATTGCTTTTGTCTTTATATCCTAATGAATTAACTATATCCATCAATTCATTATCAGTTATTGCTCTGCCTTTTCTTGCTTCAAATTCTCTAACCATTGCTCTAATTTCAGAATAAGCAATATCTCTTTTATCTGCTCCCCAGGGCATAGTTGAATTTTTATCTAACTTCATAACCTTTAAGGCTTCATTTATCATCTTGTCATCATCTTTAATGATTGTATAAAACTTACCAGATTTAATTTCTTCTTGTTTTTTCAAGAATTGTTTAAACTCCCCATCCGATAAATAACCTCTATACTTGTTTAAATCTTCATTTGCAAAACCTTGAGCATTGTTTACGCTCATATTATAAAGTTCTAGCCATTTATCATCATCTGTTTTAGGATTTCCGTTTTGATTTATATAAGACATTAAAGAGAGTTTATTTTTAGAACTTATATCGTTTGGAATATCATCAAAAGTTAAATTTTGTCCGTTTTGTTGTTTTTGCAAAACAGTATCATAAAAACCATCAATCAAGTCATTTTCTTGCTGATTTTCTAATCTTCTTTGTTCTGAATACATTTGTCTTATTCTTGAAGCTGTTGCATCAGATAGTTCAACATTATCTAAATTGTATGCTTTTTCTAGTGCTTCATCCTCGCTTGCTGATGTCATCATAAAACTTTCTGCTAGAGATTTTGAGTTGTATTTCATTTCACTAGCATTTATAGAGTTCAATAGCGCATTATGTCTATCAGGACTTATTTCTTCTTTATGTGCTTCATAATATTGTTTTGCTCGAAGAGAGCCATCAGAAAGAAGTCCGTTAATAATTGCTTGATGATATTTTGAAGCAAAGTCTTTTTTCTTTAGTTCTGTTGTTTCTGTATCCCAATCTTGCAATTGTGCTTGAAGCTGAATAACGTTATATCCTTGTTTAAGTGTGTTTGCTAATTTAACATCATCATTTCTATCTAAAATTGCTTGATTTAAAAAGTTAGCTTCTTTTTCTGTATAGACTGTATTTTGCCAGTTTTTAGTTTGTTCAGCATCGTGCTTATTTATGGCAGGAAAAATGTTATTTCTTTTTGAAACAATAGCACTTTGCGCCATTGCATAGTATTCACCTTTCAAACCAGATTGTTCTAAAAGTTCTTGCGAATATTTATCATAATCAGCCATTACTTGAGGTGACAATCCCATAGCATTTGAGCCAGTTTTATAGAAATATCCATATTCTTTGTTATAAAGAGCATCATTTGTATAGCTGTCAATTTTATTTGTTAAATCAACAATCTTTGTTTTGTTGTATTCATCTGCTTTTTTTTCTAAATTTAGAGCGATTTTTCCTAATTCATTGCCAGCATTATTTACGGCATCATAAACTTTTGCGCCAAAGGCATCAGCATCAAAATCAATTTTATGATACTTTTTTGCTATGTGTTTATCTGCAACTGTTGGTTGATTGTATATTGGTACATTTGCCATAATTAATTCCTTAGTTAAAAAGTGGTAGAGTTCCTGTATATCCTAATTGTTTTTTCTCTGTAGTTGTTGTTGATGAAGGTATCCATCCAGTAGGTTTTCCATCATCTTTAAACAAACTCCATTTTGAAGATACTTTATTCCCTTTTATATTCATACCGATATCAGCAAGTCCACCAATAATCGCTGTTGTTGCTTGCAAATTGCCAGAAGTTCTTGCATTTTTTGCTTCAAGAAGGTTTAAATTTGCTTGATTAAGATAGTTATTTGCATCAACTTCATAATTATATGCAGCTCTTTCAGAATTATATTGTGTCATTAATGCATCAAGTTCACCCATTTGAGCACTATCTTCAATAATATCTAATGCCGTTCCATTAGTCACATCTAAGCCATTTGCCGCAATTGCAGTTTGTTGAGCTCCAATTGTTTGTATTGTTTTTAATCGTTGCAATCTTGCTTCTTCAAGTCCAGATTGGCGTTCTTGTGCTGCATTTTCTTGTGCAATTTTTGCGTTTTCTTTCGCAACTTTTGCTTTATATTCTAATGCAGCTGCATCAGCATCCATTTTCTTTTTAACAGTTACTCCTGTAATTACTGTTTTTGCAACATTAAAAACAAATTTAGCTGCTTCTAAATACATTTGTGGATCTACATCACACATAAATTATTCACCTAATCCTTTCAAAGGTCGTTCTCTATAAAATATTTCAAAATTTTCTGGAGTTTTTAATTTTAAAAAAGTTTTATCTAGTTGATTTAATTTTGTTTCTTCTAAGGGAAATCTAAAACCAACCCATTTAAGCCAGTTCTTAGCCAAATGGTTTGTTTTATAAATTTGATTAAAAAGAATTGAATATTTTTCATCATATTTTTCTATTTCTTTTTTCATTTCTTTTAAGAAACAAATTTGATGTTTTTCTATTTCCTTTGTTGAAAGAAGAAACACACAACCTATAGACTTTTCTATATGTTTTACTCCAGCTATTAGAACTGGTATGTTATCTTTTTTTGTTTTTGCTAAAAGAAAAGAATCTGAGGGAGAAAGATTTTTTAAATCGTTAAGTATTTCGTTTGTGAAATTTTCACCACGATTAACTACGCATTCAATCTTATCTTCCTCTCTCAAATTATCCAAGACAAATAACATATCATCATCAATTATATTTTTAGCCCTGTACATTGTTTTCAATATCCATAAGTACATCAGCCGTTACAGAAAGAATTGTTAACGGCAATGGATTATCTTGTTTTAATCCGAAAGTTGTTTCTTCTGCTGAATAAGAGAATACATTAGAATGAACAATTTTGGTAAATAGTTCTTTTGCATCATTAATGCTATCTATACTGCGAGGTACAACATAGCCTATGTTTGCATTACCTACAACTTGAAAATCTTCTCTTGAGTTTTCTATACTCAAGAATAATCTGTTAACTGTTTTTTTAATGCCAAAGGTATTTTCACCTTCAATATTCAAACTTTTAAATTCAAACTCATAAGGCAAGCCAACCGTAACTATAGAAGCTGGCGCAAAGAGTTCAATCCTTCCATTTATTACTTGATGTTCTTGAACACCACCATCAGCGTTAACTTTAACTATTTCACCTTCTAAATGGTCCAATCCAGATAATTCATCAACTGGTTCACCTTCATATTTTAAAGAACTATCTAAAAATGTTGAATCTGTAGCTTTATTAACAAGCCTTGTAGCCATTCTTTCTACATATCTTTTTGTTTGTCCGTTTATAGTTCTTTTAACTATAAAATAAACTGCATCATCAAAGCCTTCTCTAATTGATGCAATAGCTTCAAACTCGCCTTTAGTTTCGTGTCTAGTCCAGCCATTAATTTCTTGTTTTGGGTTATAAGTGAGAGCAGTTAACTTTCCATCAGACATAACACACCAAACAATTCTGTAAGGCTCTTTAGCATAAGCCATATCTATAATTTGCCTTCCTTTAAAAAGGTGATTGGCAAGTATTGTTAACTCTGAACCATCATAGCTATCAGATACATACTCATAACCTAAATTTCTTAAAACAGATCCAGAAGCTTGAACAAACAAAATCATTCTACCTGATACAACAGGAATAACATTTGAGCAACCATAATAACTTTGTGGTTTAGCAATTGGTGGCGGAGAAGCTGAAAAAGTTCCGTCTGAGCCGTTAATTTTCCATTCAGCTGAAGAAGTTAGAACTACAAGGTCATTCATACCTATTATGTGTCTAATTTCATTAACTTCTTTTTCTGCAAGTGTCATAGTTATTGCATCAGAAGCAACTAAAGGTCTGGATATATTAAAATTATTACTTGTTCCAGTTTGTGAAGTGTATATTGTTTGTGGATTTGATTTTGTGTTTGCATAAATTTTTCTTTGCTGATAGTAGTTAACTACAGAAGGATAATTTCCATCATCAAAAGGACTTTTTTCAATTGGAGCTGTAGAGTTCAAATCTGGCTCAATTTTATTATCAGTAAAAGATGTTGTTTGAGAAGTACCAGCATAAGCAAAAACACCATTTAAACTTTTATAGATATTGTATTCGGTAGCACCTTCTACGGCAGTCCAAGATATTGTCATATACTCTTCAACTCCCCAATATCCCTCATATACCCCAGTTGCACTTGCTATTTCTGATCTTTTTGATTCTTCACCATCAGCAGTAACAGAAGTAACTATATAAGAATATTCTCTTTTATGGTCTGTTCCGCCAGTCCAGGTAGCAGTTAAGCCAGTTGGCGGTTGGATTTCTGGTTTAAATTCAATTAATTTTAATTCCCAATTATAGTGAGATTTTCTTAGTAATTCCATTTGTGGATGGTTATGGTGACATATTGTCAAAACATCAGCCGATTGCGCATATTTAATTTCTAATATTTCTTCAGAACTGTATGGTGTTTCAATTTCTACTATTTGTCCTCTTTTTGTTTCATCTTCATAATCAAAAGGATAAACAATATAACCACCATCCATAATAAAGCGAAAATAGAAGTCACCAGCTTCAATTATATAAGTTTGTTCTGTGTTAAAAGCAAAAGGAATTAATCTTGCTTTTTTGCTGGAGTCTTTTGTTTCGCCAATAAATTCCAAACCAGCACGATTAGAGATAGCACCTTCTTGATGAATAATTCCGTTTTTAATCATCTTTGCGCCAGAAGCATATTTTTGTAAATCGTTTCTGGAATAAAGTGCTGGTGATAATTCTCCACCTGTAAAAGATTTTTGAGTAACTCTCATTTCAATTACCTATAATCTGTATAATCTCTATCATCTTCGTCTTTGTGTTCTGATTCATTTGCGCTCATAGCTTTAGCATTAGCAAGATAGTGCTGGTACGACTGAAACATAACTTGTTGGATTTGTCCGTTGTTTGTCAATGGAATTGCGCTTAAATACGCAAGATAAAAAGAAAGCGCAACAACAAACTCAGAAGTAAAATAAGCTTCTGGCAAGTTATCTGATAACCTTCTTGTATATTGAAGCTTAGCTTTTGGAATGTTGCAAACAATAATTTTATTGCCTTTTTCCTCTGTTAAAACTTCAAACTTATGGTAGTTTCCGCCAAAGTCATCAATTAAATATCTTGCCGCAATACAATCGTTTGGATAGTCGTAGCAATAACGATATTTAGGGTTAGGTGAAGAATTAACAGAAGGAGTTAGTGTCTGAATATGTTTTAAAAAATTCCAATCTGAAGCTTTCATTATTTGCTCAAGTGCCATTTCATAGAAATTATTTAAAACTGTATTTATAGGATTTACTTCAACTGTATTTTGAACAACAGCCGTCATTCCAAGATTATTCAATACAATATTAAATATTTTTTCTTTTGTGTAACTCATTAAAATTCAATTCCATTAACTAATAATTCAGCTTTAAACTTTTCAATTTGCTCTTTAACTGATAAATTCTCATCAACTTCAATTAATAAATCAGCTTCAATTGCAATATCTTTTAATCTTTCCAAGTCGTATAGCAATTGTTCTTCACCAATTGGAGTACGTCCATCATCAACAATTTCTTCTTCACCAATTGGAGTACGTCCATCATCAACAATTTCTTCTTCACCAATTGGAGTACGTCCATCATCAACAATTTCTTCTTCTTTTTGAACTTCTTGTTTTGCTTTCTTTTGTTCAATTATTTTTGCCCAGGAAGGAAGATTTTTTTTGTTAAAATCAGCCTCGATTATCTCACCTTCTTTGTATAATTTTTTCTTATAGAAACAATCTCTAATAATTTTAATTTTCATTTTTAGCCTTTCTAATAAAAAAGGGTAGGTGGAATGGTAGATACACCTACCCTTGTACTTTAGTTATGAGAGAATTAATATGACTTCTATTTGTTATGATGTCCTTGAGGAAGCGCGTCTACGAAACCAGCAGTTAGTTTACCAGTTGTTGGAGCTGTTCCTGTAACTGTATATACAAGTTGAACATAGCCTTTGTTTCCAGCTGGCATAAAGTTCAAAGGAACTAAGTTCCCTTCTTTTAAATTTTCAAGCGCAACAGTTGATGAAGCAAGTTCTACAGATTCAGTCATATCTTCTGTTTCAGCAGTTTTTATTGCAACTTTTAAATTTGTTAAATTGTTAAAATCCTCGTTAACAATAACCAATAAAGGAATTGGAGTGCCAAAGGCAATTTCTCTTGTTCCTAAATCAATTATGTTAGTAGATTGCGTTGTTTCTGTGATTTTTTGTTCATCAGAAAACATTACTGTAATATCAAACATTTTCAATTATCCTTTCTATAATTAAGCAGCTACAACTTGTTCTTCAGTATCAAGAATTTGGTCAATGATTCTAACTGGTAAACCTTTATAATGAACTACATCTTCTCCACCATATTCTTTGATATTTAACATAACATTTGCTTTATCAGTTGCGGCTTTGTCTAAGGCTTCAGCAATTGCAACATTTGCATAAACGAATGTCTTTTGTCCTTGTTTTCTGATATATGGTTGAACTTTGTAGTATGCTTGACGCATTAAAGCTAATAAATCAACATTGCCATCTTCTAAATCTTGCTTAGAGATGTTAGCAATTCTGCAAGTAGTTCTCCAGTCTTTAATTGTTAAACCTAAATCGTGTTTGAAGTGGTCTTGATATACTTTTCTTTTTGCGCCATTATCGTCTGTTTCTGTTTGAATGCCGTCATCTGAGTGTTTCAAACCACCTTGTGAACCTTTTGGATAAATAAGAGCTGTATCATTTTCACCCCAGGTGATAAACCAGATAGATGTTAAATCGTTACCAGTACCACCAGCATCAACAACATTGTATCCAATATTCTTTTTATTACTAGAAGTATGTGCATATCTAACAGCTAAACCATCAAAAGCACCACTATTTTTAGATAATGAACCATAAATGATAGATGTTTGCGCAGTTTGTGCCATACCTTCAACAAAAGCTTTAGATTCGTTCAATCTGAATTGAGCTGGATTTTTAGCTTTGTCAACAAGATCAACATCAACAACTGAGTATGCTTCTAACATACCAGTAGTATCAACTACTTGTTCTGTTTCTGATTTTTCAGTAGGAACAAATCCGTAAATTTTTCTGAAAGTACCTACTGGTAAGCCGTGACGAATAACAGATAAATGTTTTGTGCCGTCATTAGCTTCTTTAACGTGTGCATCTTGTAATAAAGTTGCAGTTTGTGACATAATCTCAGCAATATCAGTTACGATAGAATCGCCAACTGTTTGCTTCATTAAGTCTGGTAAGTTTAAATAATTGTTTCCGATTACTGACATTTTCTTTTCCCTTTCTACTCTTTTGTTTTTTTATAAATTTACACTTGTTTTTCAATCTGGACGGAGCATTTGAGCATAACCAAGTAGAAGTTCTAGTTAGTTACTAAGCTTCTCCGTCACTAATTTTTTTGCGAATAAAAAATCCTATCTCTCGTGCAATTACGCCATATTCGGATACCAGTCAGATGCCGTGCGCTCTTTACGAGAATCACCAGTTTTTCTGATAGAATCTTCTTTTAATTCCTTGCCAATTTTCATAAAAACTTTTACTATTGCTGGATGTTTGTTTAACCCAGTTTGCGCTAATAATTCAGAAGCTTCAGCTGAAACAAATTGATTGTAAGCAATATTAGCTTCGGAAAGAGATTGTTTTAATTTTGCGCCACCTATTTCTTCGTCTGTATTTAGCATTGTAGAGTATGCTTTAATTTGTTCTTCTTGAAATTGCTTTAATGCAGAGGTAAGTGCTTCATTTGACTTAGTTGCTAATTTAACACCTAACGCAATCATCTTATCTGCATTTGCTTGAGATAGATTCATTTCTTTTGCAACTTTAGAAAATTCAGAAGTCAAATCTTTATCTAAGTTCATACCTTCTGGCATTTCTACTTTGCTAAAATCATATTCTTCTGGAGCTTTTTCTACTTCTTTATCTTTTTCCAAAGCTTCTTTATCTTCTTGAGATTTAACTTCTTCATCAGCTTCAGTATTGTTTTTATCCAATTCAAGACCAATTTCACCCCCCTCAACATCTTCATTTTCAGTATTTTCAATAAATTCTTCTGGCATACTATTCCTTTCTAATCATTTCTTCATAGTCTTTATAGCTGTATTTTTGAATGTCTTTGAGGATTGAAGAACCAATTGTTTTTTTACCTTGCAAATAGTAGTTTTTATTCACATTGTCAAAACAAATTGAATCATCTAAACAGGAACTTCTTTTAATAATTTCTTTAATATAATCTCTGCCAAAGTCTGTACTCATAAGGCTTTGAACTATAAGCTTTAATTTATCTTCTTTCACTATAAGCCTACTCTTTGCGCAAGATTATTACCAACGGCATCTACTCCACCGATATTTTTAATCATTTCAGAACCTTGTTGAAGCATAGCCATTTGTTGCATTTGTTGTTGTTTTTGCGCTTCAGCTATTTTCATTTGTTCAATAATTTCATTAGGAACTAAAAGAGAAGGATCTATATTTGCATAATCTGCATAATCATCAATTAATTTTGTGCCATTTATTTTATGTCTAAGCATTGGATCAAGCGCATTCGCCAAGTTCATTGTGAAAGTTGTAAACCTTTCAATACCAGCAATTTTTTGTACTTTTTGCGCTTGAGCAAGTGTTGAAACAAACTCTATTTCTATCTCGCCACCTTGTATTTGTTCTGGTGGAGTTGGAAGAATATCAACTCTGACAAATTCATCAAACAACCACTCAAATATTTTGTTTAAACCTAAATGTATTTGTAATAAAAGAGGAGCAAGAAGGACCATTTTTTCTTCTTTCAATTCATTTACTTCTGTTGCAGTTCTTTGTCTTTCAGCAGTATTTAAAATCATTGCAAACAAATCATTGAAGAAATGCTCTCTAATTGTATTTTTCAAATTTTGAATGTCTTGTTCTAACTCTAGAATACGAGGGTTAACCTCGTGAACTGGCTTAACTCCGTTACCACTATCATCATCAGCTAAAAACATATCAGGTATTGAAGAAATTGTTTTATCTTCATATTTAGCTGGACCTCTTAGTGCTGGAGATACAATCTTTTTAACTGCTTTAGCTTTTTCTTTCACCATTACAAATAGTTGCTTAACATCTGGAAGCGCATTAATTGCAGGACTGTCGCAAGGGTAAACATCTTCGCCATTAACTTCAGATTCAAAAACTATGTAAGGGAATCTGTCAAAGCCACTTTCAGATAGAAACTTTTTTTCTTTAGCTGATTTTTCATAATAAACAGAAATAAATCGTTTGTTTTTCGCCCAAGCTTTTGTTTCATCAAAGTTAGGGTTAGGCATAACAATATGCACAAGCTCAATTCTAAGTTGTGGATTTGATTTTTCAGCTTCAAGAACATTATTTGAAACATTTTCTTTTCCAAATTGTTCAATTATATTTTTAGCCGTTTCGCTATATTCTCTAACAAGAGTATCTACTTCACCTTTGTAATTTTTAGAATATCGATATGAACCAATTGGCAATATAGAACAAGTGAATAAATCGTCAAAATCAGATTCAAGCGCAAGAGTAGAGAAGCCAAACACACCAAGTTGTTTATAAACAAGAGGGAGTTTTATGTACAACTTAGATGAGTTAAAAGCTTCTCTAAACAATTTTTCTACATTGGAACACCATAACTTAGTGTCATAGTCCATTTCCATATTGTAGTTTTTAATTTTTGTTCTAAACCAGTTAGTGGAAGGGTTTGTTGCGCCAGACATCATACCAGAAGAGAAATTTCTAACTGCAATTAGTACAGAAGAATCAATAATTTTACTGTTTCTTTTTTTGTTTGTTTTATTTACTTCTGTTGTCAAAAATCTAACTGCACGAGGATAGAAGTGTTCAGCTAATTCTTTTAAATCAGATTTTATTTCTGTAAAATTAGCTTCAAGCTCTCTTCTTCTTTGCTCAAAAAACTGTACTGTTAACTCTTTCATTCCTCTATCCGTTCTACTTGTCGTAAAATTTCGCCTCTTGAAATTCCTTTTCGCTCGTTGCTATCGTTCGTGTCACTTTGTTCTTACTCACTTCGCACTCGCTTACCGAGTTTTACTCGTCCGAAATTTCTCTTCTTAAAATTTTACTCTGCGTAAAATTTCGCTATTCACCTAACAATTTTTTCTTTTTTGTTTCAGCTTGAGTAATATCTCCCCGTGTAGAAGTACCAATATCTCTGTTGAATTGTGCTGCTACTTTCCCTCTTTGATTAGTTTTTGCTTTAGATACATCAGCATCAGCTAGTGTAGGAGTTGCTATTGTTTCTTTTTTCACTTGTTGTATGTCAACATTAGGCTTTGTAACGCACATATTATTTATCCTTTCTGTTTAATCAAATGGGTTAAAATCGTTAATAACTTTTTGATAACTCATTATTTCTGTTGTTTTTTTGTTCAACATATGCGAGAACTTATCCAGAGCATATATCCCCATCATCAAAGTATCTGCATAATCTGGTGATTCGCCTTGTTCTTTACGTATGTTATCTTTAGAATCAATTAGTATATGTCCGTCTGGACGATACACAAGCTTTATGTATTCAAGTTGCCTAATTGTTTCTGCATCTTTTAATTTCAACCAATTGTTTTGAATAAATTCTTTTAGTGTTAAATAGCCTTCTGCTCTTGCGTTTTTTGCTGAACTGTTAGGATTTTTTACTTTGCCAGCACCTCTAAAGATAACAACATTCTTCAAAGAATTTTTAAGAGATACTGCTATCGGATAACCAACACCATCACCATCAACTATTAAAATATCTGGTTTATACAGGGAGTTTAGATTGATTATTTTCCCTTTGGTTACATCAGTATCAGCATCGGACCATTTGTTTGTTATAGAATCTTCCCAACCTACTGTATTTTTTTGAACAATCAGTTTTGCTACATTCAAGTCACCGCCAGAACCAGCCAAATCAACTGCTAATATTTTTGCTTTTCTGATATTTTCTTCGTTGAACTCAAGCTTTGTTGCCGCATCAATTTTGCTCGCTGATAATAAGTAATCATTAGATTGGTCAAGTGGGTTACCTTCCCAGATATGCTGATAATCTTTTTCGCTTTTTTCTCTGCATTTTTTTGCTTCATTAATTAGCTTTTGTGGGCAATGGTGATTATCATAAAAATTTATTTTAATGTGCAAACAATCTTCTGAACCAGCGCAAAACTCAAAAACTGCATCATTTCTAACAAACCTGTTCATTGTAAAAATAACTTTTGAATTTGCTTTTCTGATTGTCGGAATAAGAACATCCATTGTTGTTTTTTTAATTGCTTCAGCTTCATCAATCCAAAGAATATCAGTACCTTCAAGCCCTTTGATGTTAACTCTTCCTTGTTCTCTGAAACCTTTAAATAGGAAAGTTGAACCAGTTTTGTTATGAATTATTTCTTTTTCTTTTACTGTGAAATCTAGCGAATATTCATTAATCAAATCTGAAAGAATTGTTTTAACTGATTCATTAATCGTGTTTTGTTGTTCACGGCCACAAACAACTCTGATTTTTCTGTTTTCTGCAAGCCAAAGAAGTATTCTTGCTATGCTATGAGATTTTCCCCCACCTCGCCCACCTTCAAGAAGAAAGTATGCATAATTATTAAACTCAGTTAGAACAGGAATAAGCTTAGCTGGTATGTCAAGCATATTAGGAAGTTTTAATGACATCCTCGCCCACCTTGAACTCTAAAGCTTTTCCGTCTTTTTCAATCGTTCCCATCTGAACAATAACAGATGAAGTTGCTTCTTTGTTATCGTTGAGAAGTCCAGAAGCTTTACCCATTAATTCTGTTGCCTTTAGCGCAACTGATACTGTTTTTGAATTATCTTCTGTTTTTGCACGAATACGCATTAAGTCATTCATAAAATCAGTACGAGTATATTTAATTTCATTTTCAGTATGTTGCTGAATAACCTTGTTATAGTAGTCTATCCAAGGGGTTACATTGGGGTTTTTAAAGAGTTCGCAAGCTTCTTTCCAAATTGTTTTTTCGCTCATCTTAGAACAATCATAAGCTTTACGATATGAAGCTGTTTTATTACCAGCACAAGAAGAACAGTAGTAAAGAACTGCCTTATTTTGTTGAGGAGTTAGCTTTGGTAGTTTGTCAGCTTCCATTGTTTATAACCTTTTTAACCAGTTTTTTTTTATTAGAAAAATCAGTTGCATACTGCCTAATTTGAGTTATTTCACCTTTTTTATTTTTTATTTCTTTGTTTGTTCCGTAGATCCAGCCGTAAAGGTCTGATACTTTAACAAAAGGTATTTGCGCAATAACTCTTTTCTTTTCTCTGTAGAGAGTTTTTACGGCATTAATACCTTTTATGTTTTCATTAACAAAAACTTTTCCATCAGATATTCTTTTTTCCACCAAGGTTATTACTGCTTCCCTGCATTTAGGGCAAATCGCATAAGCAATTTTTCTTTCAGTAAAATCTTTAATATCCTTTAGCACCCAAATTTCTGAATGTGAAATCTGAGTGCAACAAAACAAGTTCATAAATAAAACCTCATTTTAGGCACAACTAACCTGTATTAAATGATAGGAGTGAGCAACCGTCCCCGTTGCGAATCAAGCTCGCATTGTCTATCCCTATCAAGTGTTTACATTTGCACTTTAACATTTTTTAAAAAAAATTTCACACGACTTTAGTTCAAGATAGTTTACAAAATTTCAAAACATTAATTTTTTATGAAAAAAATTCATATTTACATTTGTTAATAATGACTTTAATTTAATAAAATCAATACTTGCTTTTTTAAAAGTATTGTTATTGTTGGTTTTCGAGAACATAAATAAAAAAAAGAAGATTTTAAAAAAATTTTTTCTGCTTATAAAGTATAAATTTAATTTATTAAATTTATTATTTTCTTTTCTTTTCTTTTCTTTATGGCATTGCAAGTTGCATTACCAGTTGCAATGCATATGCATAAAAAAAATATGCTCAAGCAATGCATATGCAAGTTTTATGCACTAGCATAAATTTAGGCATAAAAAAAGAGCCAATTAAGGCTCTTTTTTTATATCTGCTCACTTGCCCATTGACTACGCAAGGCTTGAGTATCTTCTCTCCCATTTAGCCAGTATTCGTATTCTTTTGGCTTAAATTCTATTATTCTAACTGTATAGCCGATATTATCAGCTAGTTCTCTGCAACGAGTTAATAAAGCATTATGCATCTTGTAATGTTCAAAATCGCCGTCATAAGACCAACTGTCATACGCAAGTAATACAATCTCATCTGCAGGATTATGTTTTTCCTCTAAGTCCTCTAACAAAGATTTAAAACGCAATACTGCGTTATTAATTTGCACCCAATAATTGTATAACTGGGTTTGTCTATTTTGAGGGATATCTAATTCGCCTTTATCCCACCTCTGAACAGAGCGAGGGTTTATTTCCCACAGCTCTGCTAAATCGTGTCGAGAGAGATGTAGGCTCTCTCTCAACAATTTAAACTCTATGTTATTGTTATTCATTAATAACCTCTTTCACTTCAAAAACAGGAATAACACCTTTTGGACTTGTCCAAGTTTCATATTCAATTAAAGCAATGCAAAAATCTTTTTCTTCTTTATATACATTTTTTGTAGTTTCGAAACAATTTCTTTTATATTCTGCTAAGTCCTCTTCTAATGTTTCTTCATCAAAAAAATCAATTGCATTTTCGATTACATAATTATACTCTTCTTCCGAAATAAAATGCTCGCTTCTAGTATCGCATTCAAATAATCTTTTTACTTCTTCTTCTGAATAAGTGTAAGTTTGTTTTGTTTTTGTGTTTTCCACTAAAAATTTCATATTTTTCCTTTCTTCGGTGAGAACCGAAACTTGTGTATCACTCTTTTATTATAATTCGTAATTGCGAACTTGTCAATTCCGTTAGTTCGCAAATGTGAACTTTTGTTAAAAGGTTAAAAAAAGAGCCTTTTTATTAAAGGCTCTAATATGCTTCTATAAGTTAAATTCTGTCATTGCGAGAGATTCAGCTCGTGGCAATCCAGAAAACAATTACCATCTATAACCATTTTGATTATTGTTATTCTGATTATTTTGGTTATTATACCCATACTGATAACCAGAAGTTGAAGATCCAAGAGTTTGATTATATCCACCGAGCGGAGCTTGATAGTTGTTGTTCTTATACCTGTCATAATTCTCGTTAGATTTTCGCTCGTAGTGTTGCTGTTTTGTTTCAAAAGGTCTGTATTCATAAGCAAAAGCACAAGGAAGAATCATCATAAATAAAATCAAACAAAAAATCTTTTTCATTGGTTACTCCTTAATTATATAAACCTTAATTCGTTTCTTTTTTGCTATTTTTTTCAATCTTTTTAAATATTTTTTATCTTTTTCGCCACGCAAAATTAGGGCGCAAGCTGGTTTTTTATTTGTTTTTAGTGCATAGTATTGCGCTTGTCCGATACATTCAGCCCATTTTTTTGCATAGTCATATTCTATTGCGTATTTGTCTGTAAGACAATCAACTCTAGTCTTATCATCAAGTGTATATTCAATTTTTCCTGTGCAATATTTTTTCACAACCTCTTTTTCTGTTGCGTTTGCAACAGATATTATGCAGCAAAAAAATATTATCCAAACAATTCTTTTCACATATCCATTTAACCATACAAAAACTAGCATATCTACTAGCCAATCAGCTATTTTTATTTTTGTGTTTTAGGTTTATGAATACATTATAAGGGGTACTATTTATGACAATCAATGAACTAACAATGATTTTTTATGCACTTAATTGTGCTTTTGGAAAGAAAAGAGGGAAGAAGTTATTTACCAAGCTGACAACTTACATAACAATCTAACCTCTAATCTCGCTCCGGTATATCGGAGCTTTTCTTTATTTTATGCCTTTAAATTAAAAAGTTAAATTGTCCGATTGTCTAATTCGTGTATATTTTACAATTAAAGCAAAAATTTAAAAATCAACATCAAAATAGTTGTCATTATTAAACTTGCAAAAATAGCACCAACATTAAAAATATTATTAGGAAACTCAAAAACTAAAAAATAAAAAACAATTTCTAATTTTTTAGCTTCATTATTTAAAATTTTCCATTCCATTGATGTCCTTTGTGATGGTATTTTTTTGTAATGTAAAATTCCAGTTTTAGTCAATCTTAAAATTGAATCTTGAAAAACTGAAATTATATGAAAAACAAGAAAACAAAGTAAAAAAGAAAAGTTACAAACAAACTTGAATAATAGAATACAAACTATAAACGGCAACCATCCAAGCAAAAATCCAACAATATAAGCAAAACACCCCATTAAATCAATCCTTGTTCTTTTAGTATGCTCAACACTTGAGTTTTTAACTCATCCTTAACTTCTTCATATTTTGGAGCATTGAACATTTCGCCTTGCCCAACAATCAACCAGTTAAGATTTACATTGAATATATTAAAAAACAATTCTAAAAACTCATAAGAAGGTTTTCTATCACCTCTTTCATAACTAGAATAAGCACGATATGAAATACCAATTTGTGCAGATATTTCTTCTTGTGATAATTTAAAGTGTTTTCGTACTTTTTGTATTCTGTTTTCTAGCTTTTCTTCCATATTTTTCTCATATAATTATATGAATTTTTGTAAATATTCACATTTTGTGTTGATGTTTTTTCCATTTCGTGTATAATGATAATATCAAGTGATAAATAATTTATCCATTATCACTATAACAATAAAAACACAAATTGGCAATTTTTTGCCTTATTTCGTGTAGCTTTTTAGTGCAAAAAAGAGGTTAAAAAATGGAAGAAAAACTTGAATATGAAAGAATGATTCAAATACCTATAAGTTTTCATCCAAACCACATCAAGTGGATTGATGAACAAAAAAAGATATTACAAAGAAAACTATGCAGAAGAGTAGGACGTGCTGAAGTTGTTCGCAACTGCGTAGAAGAAGCAATGATAGTTTAAAAAATAAAGAGGTGGCAAATGAGATTGGTAGAAAAATTAAAAAACTTGTTTTATGTAAAAAAACAAAAATCATTAATTTTAGATTTCAATACAAAAAAACAAGAAATTCTAGAAAGAAATTCTAGAGCAATAATTGAGGGCAGATTAGTTCCTTACATTATTTCAGACACTTTGTATCGTGAAAATTATCTTATGTGCGAAAAAGATGCATATAAAATTGCAACAAATATGTTTATTGAAGCTAAAGAAAACGGCAAAATTGACTGTATGAACAGATTGGTTAAGGAAGTTATCTAATGCCAATCACTTCTTCTGTAGTTCAACCATATTTTTCTCACGATATAAATGCTCGAACAAGCAAAAAAATCATTCTATTATTAGAAGATTTTGGCTTTGAGGGTTACGGCTTATTCTGGGCGATTGTAGAATTTATGCATAGAAACGAGCTCAGAATTGGGGAGGAAAGATTTGTTTGTGGTCGTTTGCTCGAAGAAAAAGTTAAATCAATTTTGAATGATTATGAATTATTCAGAATTGAAGATAATTGCTATGTATCAGATAGAATTATCAGAAACATAGAAGAACAGGAAGAAAAGTCCGCTAAAGGTAAAAATGCGGCAGAAACAAGATGGTTACTTTCAACCTATAAAAAGATTTATAAAGAAGTGTTTAATCTTGAACCAGTTCTTGAAGAAGAAGAAATTCAAACATTGAAGAAATACTCCAAGAAGATTAAAAACTTCAAAGATGTATTAGATGATATTGTTTTCACTTTGTCAAAAATTGAGTTTTCTAATGGCATAACTCAAAAAGCAAGAAGTAACTGGCTTTTAAAGGATGATAACTTAGGCAAGGTTTATAATGGTCAATTTGGCAACTTGAAGAGCTGGAAAGCTGAAAAAGAAAAAAGACAACCTAAAAAAGCAGAAAAAATAGAAGAATTTGTTATTCCAGAATTTTCTTCTAAAGCTGAAGCTATTGATTACATCAAAGCTAACAATTCTAGTATGGAATTTATTATTCCAGCACATAAAAAACTTATGAAGAAATTCGATATTACTTTAGAGGAGTTAAAAAGTGCGTAAGATAATGAATGACGAAATAAAAAAATATCCAGTTTATTATCTTGAAGAAAGATTTGATTGTGCTGGCAATAAGCTAACTCCATATATCGGTAAAGCTTATTGGATAGAATCAACAAAAGACTATGACCATTGTTCTTTTGAACTTCATCATATTGTACCTTTTACAGATTGGGAAAAGAACACAAAAAATGTTCGTGAGTTAGCTTCTCAAGCATTAATTTTGTTACCTAAAATTATGCATCAACACTTAGAAAATCCTATCTATAAACTAACCAAAGAAGATTTTATACGAGTGTATAAAATCAATCCTAACCAGATCTTATTTGATGTCAATTCTAAGATTGAGAGAGATGCGGATTTGTTTAATCTTGATGATACATTAGGGGGCAATTCTCCTAATTATGCCCCCTTTTCTTTTCTTGATTTAACTTGTTTAGAGGGGATATAAAAAATGCCTAAATACAGAAGATACGCAAAAAACACAAGCTTGCCGTGGATAGAAACAAAAATTTTATCTATTGAAGAAATTAGACACTATGACGGAGAGCAAACAAAGATTTCTTTTTGGGCGGAAAGCAAAACTGGTAAACAAAGACTTTGCGTTTACTGGAAAAATAAATCCTTTAATATAGGTGATGAATTACAAATTAAAGGATTTATTAAAAACGAAGTATTTATAATTACAGAGCTATTGAGGTTAAAAAAAGCAGATGGATAAATTTGAGAATGAAAGAGAATTTTATAACAAATATCCAAGCAGGCTTTATCTATGTTCAGAATGTAATAGATTAAGTCCAAATCCTTATTTTTGTTGTGAATGTGGCGAACAAGCAAATAAGCTTATAAAAAAAAAGGTATATATGAATACAAGATAAATGATAACAAATACAAAATATTTACACCAATTGAATTAGTGGGTGAAGTATAAAACCACCTCTTATATTTCACCCACACCCTAAAGGGAGAAAGAAATGTTAGAAAAAAATGAATTAGCAAGACAAATAAAAGTTTATATGAAAGCAAACAAAACAAATATTTTTCGATTATCAAGTGAATGTGGTGTAAGTACCACAAGCATAAATAAGATGTGTTGTTGTATGAAAACTTTAAAATCAACACAGGAAAAAATGGAAAATTTTCTTGCTGGCCATCCAATCGTTAGAGCAATGGATGATATGTCTGATTCAGAACTAAAAATTGTTTTTAAAAAAGCAGAAGAAGAAATAAAAAAAAGGGGGATTAGTGATTGTTTCAGTATTAATTAATCTAATTTTATTTTCAATCATAGCTTATATGTCTATTGATTCAAAAGATAAAAGAAAAGAAATAAGAATGCTAAACAGAAGCATAGACAATTATAGAGATAGTTTATTTCATTATGGAAAGAACAACTCAAAATTTAAAGAATTATATAAAACAGTTTGTAACTATATAAATTCTTTAAAAGAATTTGATAAATCAAAATGCTTGAGCGAAAAGCAACAAGGCTTGCTTCAAGCATACACAAGAGTAAAGGAAATTTTAGAGGAAAGGAGTTAAGATGCTAAACTCACACGCAATTAAAGAAGAAAGGAGTAATAAAGCGCAAGATAAAGACGAAAAACTAAAATTTACCGATATGTTAAACAATTTAAAAGTTATTGATTCAAACGATAGAGTTAGACTTTTCAAAGATTGTATTGAACAAGACTTTCAAGATATAGCAAACAAAGTATCAGAGTACAATCGTGATGGAAAATTGCAAATTACAATTCAATTTAAAAGAGATAAAAAGTCAAAAAATGCAATTGATATTTATGCAGATGTAGTAAAGACAATACCTAAAGGGCAACAAAAGAACCCATTTTATCTCGATATTAAAAATGGTGGTTTGTACTTTGACAATCCAAATCAACAAAGTTTTGGTGTCGTTAAACAATATATGCAAAATAGAGAAAATGAAGGAGAAAACAACTAATGTCAGCAGAAGAAACAATTTTAGAAGAATTAATCAGTAGTTTAAAAAATCAAAAAAGACCAGAAAAAATAGAAGTTCCTTTGTATGGCAAATATACAAACAAAAATGTAACTCTTTTATATTTTGATTCCAGAAAAGAATATGGAATGATTGAATCTAAAAAAAGTCAAAAAGAAGTAAGAAGTGTAAAAGCATTTACAGAATGTATTAAAGAAGAATTAAAAAGATACAACAATCCAACAGGAAAAAACGCAACAGTAAGAGTAAATTTAACAGGCGGCGAATTTATTCCAGATGATGATTTTGAAAATCAAAAAATTATTTTTAACAGATTAAAATCTCAACAATGGCAAGTTGTGGATAAAGCATTAAATTACACTTTTGATCATAAAGATTTTCTTTTATTTTTACAGGCATTAAAACCAAGTTTTACAAAAATGGGTTTAGATTTTCATTCTCTTTTTGCAAAATTTTCTACATTGAGATTATTAGGAAGAAGCGAAATAACATCAAACCCAATTATTACAGGAGATGGTCAAACACAAGGATATAAATGCACATATAAACTAGACAATGGTTGTGATGGAGAAGAAACATTTCCTACTGGTTTTGATGTTAAAGTTCCTTTTGCTAAAGCTGGAGATTTTGAATATGTTATACCAATTGATTTGTTATTTTCAAGAGATGAAGATAATCAATTAGAAATAACAGTTTTATGCCCAGAATTTGAGCATATAGAAGAGCAAGCAATTATAGACGAAGCAAATTTTATTCGTGAGCAAGCAAGCACTTTAACTGATATTTTAATTTTAGCTGATTTTTAGGGGTAATTATGAAAACGCATAGACAAGTAAAGGAAATGGTAGAACTATTAGAGAACATCAATTGCGAGTTTAATTCAGAACTTCAAACAGATTTAACTAAAGGAATAATCATAGGGCTTAACTGGGTATTAGATGGAGATATAGAAAGTGTATAAGTCAGAAAGAGAACATCTCAAAGAAGATGAGTTGATTATACAAGGGTTAGAAAAACAGATAGAAAAACAAAGATTATACATTCTAACTTTAACTAATGATTTTGTGAAGTTAGATAGAGAACTAGAAGCAGCAAAAAGAGAAATAGAAAGGTTAAAAAATGGAAGAAACGTTTGAATTTTTACTAGATACAAAAGTTAATTTATACAAAAATACAGTAGAACAATTATTAAAAATAATTGAAGTGCAAGATAGAGAACTACAAAAATTGAGATGGAGCGAAACAGAATGTCTAAAGAACTAGCAATATATTTAGTAATGTCATTCTTTTTTCAATTAATTTTCTTTTGTATTGTTCTAGCTATATTATTGAGGTTTAACTAATGCAACAAACAATAATCAGACATTATGGCTATGAACATCAACTTGCAAAACTAATAGAAGAACTAAGAGAACTAGAAGAAGCCATTTTATACAAACAGGATTCAGAATCAATTAAAGAAGAAATGGCAGATGTTCTGAACTTGATTGAACAAATTATAAACTATCAAAATTGGAATGATGATGTTCAAGAAATAAAAGAACATAAAATAGCAAGACAAATACAAAGGATAGAGAATGGGTTATAGTCCACACGCAATACATTTTGGCGCAGAATCTTTAGCAAGATATGTAAACAAATGGAAAAGTCCTTGCCAGAAGTGTCAAAAGTATAGTGATGATAAACCTTTATTGCTTCAACTAATGACAGTACAAGAATGTTATGAGTGCACATACCAATTTTTAAGCGAGGTAAACAATGTCAAGACCTAAGGACCACTTTGATATAGTAGATGAAAACTTTAATTACTGTATTACATTATGGGAAGAGTTCACTTTTCTAACAGTAGAGGAAGAGGAAAACTTTAAATTAATTCTCAAAGCAATGAACAAATCAGAATCAGTAATCAAATCAAACATTGAGCCAAGAAGAAAAAGCAGATGTTATTGCATAGAGCTAAATAAAATCTTCAATTCAAAGACTGAATGTGCAAACTTTTTCAAAACTTCAGTAGCAAATATATGTCAAGTAATCAAGGGAACACACAAACTCCACTCAAAATACACAATACAGGAAATATAAAAATGACAGGAATGATAAGCGAAAAGAAATTACTAAAAGAAATTCCTTGTTGTAAATCAACACTAAAAGTATATTTAGGCAGAGCAGAATTTAGTCATATTACAAGAGCAAGAATCAGCAAACAAAATTTTGTTTATAAAGGAATAGATAATTATGACATTGCACGACTAAAAGAACTAATGCAAAGAAACAAAGGAATTTTATATTACTAAGAGGAATTTTACAATGAATATACAAGAAATAATTTTATTATCAGTGCTTGTGATATTGGTAGCATTTCATTTCTTTTGTAAATATTAAGAGGAGATTGGAATGAATTTATTTAAGACAGGTATTCAAGGAACATATAATAAACTTTTTATAAATTTAGATAATGTTGTCGCCATTTTGCCAAATAACAGAAATGGGAACGCAATTATTGATTGTATAGGTGATGATGAAAATAGAAGTTATTTTACAAATGAAAATTTTGAAAAAGTTGTGGAAAGAATTTTGCGTGGTGATTTATTAGGAGAAGATAAATGATTAACAATCCAAGAATAATAAGCGAAACAAACCCAAATGGAAGCATTACAATTACATTAAGCGATTTCTGTACAAATGAAGCTTTTAACTTTGATCCAGAAACATTTGTATTTTATAAAATTTTTAGAAAATTGCCACTTCGCCTATTGAAACAAATAAAAATAAAACTAGATGAAGAAATAGAAGAGAGAAAAGGCACACCAATATGCGAGGTTTTTAATGTTTAGTAATAAAGAAAAGATTTTAACAATGATGGGGTTTAACTGTAAAGGAATAAATAAAAAAAATGTAGTTTGTACCTATCTAACAATCAAAGAACAAAAGGAATTTGCAGAGTATTGGAAAGAAGAAATTGAGCCATTACTTGATAAGAAAATTGATGAACTAAAAGAGAAAAGGTGTAAATGACTATAAAAATAACACTAAAAGGTGAGCAAAAAACAATTCCAGAATTAACAGATGAAGAAATAGAGTTAATGTTAGATTTTTGTAAAAACCAACACTACATATTTAAAGACGATAAATTGTTTGAAGTTTATGATGAATTAATACGAGAACAATACAGAAGAAAATTAGGAATACAGGATAGAGTTGCAAAAATATTAAAAGCAACATCAATGAGTATGAAAAATAAATAAAATAGAAAGGTTAAAGATGCAATTTTATTTATTTACTCAAAACGCAATTCATTTAGAAATTTTATTAGACATTCTCAAATCAGAAAACATTTATTACAAAGTCAAAACTACCAAGAGCGATTTTCTTACTTTTTTATGTCCTATGCCAACTAATTATGAAATTTGTATAAATTGCGACTATGAAAAATTTGAATATATAAAATACATTTACGAAAAGAAAAAGAATCTTATTGAAAAACTAGAAAAACAATACACACCAGAATGTTGTTGTAAAAAAGAAATTTAAAGAGGTAATTATGTTAATAGATAAAGCTTCAATAGAAAAAATGATTACAGATAAAATTCAAATTGGCAAAAAGAAATTTGGCTCAGAATTTGAAGTTTATATTGTTGAACTGTTAGGTTTGCACAAAATGCTTTCACCAGAACCAGAAGAAAAAGAAAGAGAAATTCCTTTATCTGAATGGAACAAATATTATGCTGATCCAAGTGTTCCAGCATTAAGAATGTTGTGGGCAAGAAGAGAAGAAAATGGCTTTGAACAAGTTATATCTAAAAGAGGAAAAAGACTTTTAATAAAGGAAAAAAGCTATTTCAGATGGAGAGCAATGCAAAAAGCAAACTAGATAATTTTCCCTACAAAATTTTGAACAATTTTATCTGTATGTTTTTGTGTTAAGTGCGAATATCTTTTAGACATAGTCAAAGATTTATGCCCAAGCAATTCAGATATATCAAGCAAACTAGCACCATTCATAGCAGCATAAGAAGCAAAGGTATGCCTCATATCGTGAACAGTAAAATCTTTAAGTCCTATTTGTTTAATAATTTTATAAACTTTACCTCTTAAAAAGGCTAATGAATCTTTTCTTTTTCCAGAAAAAATATAACCAGTAGTAATATTATTTTCTTTTAAATATTTTTTTAAAAAATCAAAAACCTTTTGTTCTAGATAAACACCTCTACTCGTGTGATTTTTAGTGTTTATGTAATACACCCTTTGATTTTCAAAATCTATATTTTCAACTTTTAATGTTTGAACTTCTGAGTATCTTCCCCCTGTTCCAAGAGAAATTAAGACAAACAAATAAGCAATATCAGAATCTTGCTTGCAAGCATTCAGAAACATAGATAATTCTTCTAGTGTTAAAAATCTTTTTCTACCTTCTGGTTTTGGCACACACTTAACTTTTGATTTTGGATTGAAGTTTATAACTTCTAATTCATCAACAGCAAAAGTGAGAATGGTTGAAATACACATTAAATACTTATTTATGGTATTAGGTTTTCTTTGTTTACCAGTATTGCATTTTTCAGATAAAAGAAGTTGCTTGCAATTAGCCAAGTCTGAAGCTGATAGTTCTTCTAATTTTATATGCCCTATTTTATCTATCCACCAATCAAACATACAATTATATTTGCTTGCGTGATTTTTATATCTAGAAGGGGCAACATTCTCTTTAAAATATAGAATGAGATCAGAAACATATTTAAGTGAAGAATTTTTTTTGACTTCAGAAAAAGAGCCATTTTCCATAGCAACTTCTATTTCTTTTGCCCATTTTTTTGCTTGAGAAATATTAGCAAACGATTTGCATTTTGTTTTATAGCCCTTGATTCTAACAATTGCTTTAATCATTGTGCCTTTTTTTCCATCAATAGGAATAAAAGTTGCCATAGGTCACCTCTTTTTTGTTACCAAATTTTTTGGTAACAAATTTGGTAACACTATATTTGAATAATCTTGAATACACTTGAATAAGATAATAAAACAAAAAACTAGCAGAAGTCAATATTTACAAGTAAATTTATTATTCTTAATTATTCAAACTTTAACAAAAAACACCTGTCACAAAAACTTAATATCCTCGTGTTTATTTGATGTTTGCAAACTCTGCAAACATTTTTTTTGCTTATTTTTAGATAGTTTACAGAACATTTATCTTAAAAGAAAAACAAATATTTTTATATTTGGTAACAAATTTGGTAACACTACAAAATTAAAAAGATATGAATATAAAATTATTTATTCATATCTTTTCATTATTATTCAGTTTTTAAAAACAATTCTTTTTCTTCTTTTCTTCTTTTAACTAAACCTTCTAATTTTTTACCTTTCGAATATATCCATCTATCAAATTGACCAGCCGCTAAAGGAAAGTGATTTGCGTTTATAAATTTTAGCATTGTAGAAGTTCTAAATGCGCCTATACCAACATTATAAACAAAAGAAACAATTCCATCAAATTGGTTCTGATTCAAAGGAACTTTAACAACATCACATATTGCAGATTCAAATATTTGCAAATCTTCTTTTAAAAGTTTTTCAGCTTCTTCTTTTGTTATTTTTTTTCCTTTATATACTTTATGTGTATGACCATATCCAATGGTCCATACTCCAGCAGGGCATAAATAAGCTTCTAGTCTTAGCCCTTCAAATTTCTTTATGAGAGATAAACCTTGTTCTGATGTTTTCATTGCATTTCTCTTCCATATTGTCGATTCTGTGATGTGCTGATTTTGTGCTTTGTTCAACAATTACCATCCTTTCTATCAAATTATTATGTTTATCTTGTTTTGTTTTTAGCTCGTTAACATTAGCTTCTAATCGTCCGAACTTGTTTGATGTCAAACATCCTTCAATAAAAATAGTTAAAAAAATTCCAACAAACCCAACAAGCAATTCTGTACTAATTTGCATTTTACCCCCAATCAATAAAAAGTCCTTTGCTCGAAAGCAAAGGAACTGTGTGTATTCTCTTTTCTTAATTAATAATCTTTTTCATATCTTCTGTTATAAGAACGATCTTCATCTTCATATCTTGTTTTTCTTCTGTCATAATATTCATTGCGTGGATAATGAATATTATGTCTATCTCTCATTTCTATTTTGTTTTTGTGTTTTTCTATCGGTTTGAAAAAATCGCCATAAGATTGTGTTTCATCTATTTTTAAATAATTAAACCATTCTTTAGCCATTTTTAAAAAACTAAGTTCTTCAGTTAAAACCTTGCAAAAAATTGCGTGAAGCAAGTTTACAACAAAAGCAAAATCATATTCTGTGTATTCTTCTTTGTCAAAGTCAATAGCAAGAATTTTATCCGCTTTTCGCACAACATCTTCTAGCATAAATTTTTCGCCAGCACCTTTTTTATCTGCCCATTCTAAACCATCTACACATTCTTCATAATCTTCTCTAGTTGTTAGATGGTCACCTTTAGCTAAATGATTTACCATGTGTGCTACATATTCTGGATCGAATTTTTCAAATTCACGGATAATTTTTTTCATCTCGTGCGGTTTTTTCATTGCTAAATAATCTAAATTTCTTCTGTATTCTTCCATTTTTTACTCCTTATGCTACCTTACATTTACAACATTTGCAGTTACATTCAAGTGGAGTATTATATAGAATTACAAAAGGAGCACCAGTTGTAGGAACTATATATCTTCCTTGACTTCTACGAGGAACTTTATCACTCAATAAAGGTTCTGAATTTTTGTCTAACACGGCTATATTTGCTCCATTCACATTTATAAGAACTTCTAAAGGCGCACCTGTTAGAACACTTCTAATTGATTTAAAGGCTGGAATATGAAAATCAAATTTATCATAAGAACTTATATTAGTGCTATCTGATACTGTTAGAACTACATTTGTTGCCGTTGCTGTAATATTTTCAACTCTGTGTGAACAATTATACATTTTTACCTCTTTCTTTTTTTACAAAAGATGAGGGCGGTTAAGCCCTCATCAAAGGGCTATGCCGCATAGTAATTATTACATCCGCAAGTTGGTTGGCAACAATTAGGATTTGCTACCACATAAGCTGGTACTGGAGTTGGTTGTTTTAGATTGTTGATTATATAAGCATTTTGAGATAATTGAGATAATTGGAAGTCACGAGTTTGGATATCTCTGTCTTTATCATTCAATTTATCTCTTAATGTTTGAATAGTGTTTTGTGTTAGTTGCGCTCTAGTTGCTTCACCTTCTGCGTGAATTGCGTTGATGATATCGCAAGTATTTTGAGCATTTCCAAACTTAACACCATCTATTGCTCTTTGTGTTTCGCAGCAGCATTGTTGTGCTGCAAATCTGTTATTGTCTATTTTGCTTGCTAACTCATAAGTAGTTGTGCATAAAGCATTTCCTAAGTTTGTATTAACTGCATTAATAGAATTATTAAGAGCAAAAGTTGAATCGCATATACCATTTTGTACTGAGCGAATACCATTATCTAGCTGGCTAAATTGTTGTGCGCCATAAATAGCTCCCATACCAAGAGCACCATTGCCACCGCCAAAGCCACCATATCCACCGCCAAAGCCACCGAATAATACAGCAAGTAATATGATTGCCCACCAATCACCACCATAACCAAATCCACCGCCATATCCACCCATACCCATTGGTGGAAATGCCATTGCTACATTAGCTGGTTGTCCCATTCCGTCAATTGTCATTTGTACCTCTTTCTTTTTAAACTGTGTAACTTTCATCACACTCTAGAGAGTGGTACATCACGCACTAGCGGTTAAATGATTTAATCACATTATCTAGATAACTATTAAACTCATCATTATTTCTATCTTTTTTTATACTTAATGCTTTTTGAACTCCTTTATCATTTCCATATCTTTGAGTTAAAAACTGTTCTGGATTGCCAGACATCATCATTTGATTATAGATGTTGTTAGCAAGCATTTTTTGTTGTGGATTTAAGTAATTATAAATTTGTTCCAGGTTATTTTGCATCTTTCACATCCTTTTCTAACAATGAATACAACTTTGTTATATCTGTTTTAATTGTTGATATTTCTTCGTTTATATCATTTGTTTTCTGGTTGGATTGTGTAAAGATAGCAAATTGAACATTTCCAGTTTGAGTATCAAACTTTTTCAAATAAACTTCGTTTTTTGATTGGTTAAAATAAAATACAAGGTTACCCTGATAATCTGGAAGGGCTGATTGTGCTTCTTCTATTCTTGACACAGGATAACCTTTAAAACCAGTTTGAGCTGGTTGTAAATTATTGTTATAGGGATAATAGAAAGGATTGTTAAACATTATTTGTACCTCGCTTACATTTTCATTATGAAGTACAAATTTTAAAAATCTTCCATAGTTTTTGGTACAAATTATGGAAGTTTTACTAATTCAACCATTTCCCTAAAAGTCTTATCATCAATAAGTAAATCAAGTTTTGCAAGTGTTGTATTCAATACCCTTGATATTGACTAACAGATAACCCAATTTTATCTGCAACATTCAAGTTAGAAAGTTTTTCGATATACGCATACTGGATAATATCACAATCTCTTTTAGATAATTTTGTTCTAAATTTTTCTAAAATTTCTCTAACTTTAGCTTTTCCTTTGTATGTTTTTCTCAAACATTTTAAAACTTGCCTAAGATCCATAAAACCTACTCTTTAGCTTTTTGTATTTCATTTAGTTTTTTTTCTATTTCATTTAGTTTTTGGTCGTGCTCATATATTTCACGATTATTTTCTGTCACGATAATTCTTGCATTGTAAAATTTTCTAAAAAGAAGAATATCTATAGCCGTGCTAATCGCAAACATAATAAATACAGCAAATAAAACAATCATCATTTCCATTTAAACCATCCTATTCATACAATTTTTTTATATCTATTTTTTCTTTTCCAGACTTAAACCAACCGATATTAAAACTAACTCCAGCACGATAAAGAAGCTGGATATACTTAGGTGTTTTAGGGCAATCAGCATCACGGAGCATTCTGTAGAATAAATTATTTATCCAAGTTCCTGATACATCTTTCACTTCAAGAAGATGTTCTGGAAGGTTTCTGCAAATAATGTTTTTATTTATATACCTTAAATATTCCTCTCTCCATAGTTCCTTTTCTGATAATTTAACCTTTACAACTTGATGATATTTGCATCCAACATCGTGAATGTGTGCGCATCTTGTATCCCAGTTAGCTTTCGCTATCCAGGTAAATTGGTCTGTTTTAAAACCTCGCCAAGCAAGATAAATTGAACCATCATCATCAAGATATAGTTCATTATTAATCAAGCAATACATTCCTTTTTCTGGAAGTTGCTTTGTCGCTGATGCGCTAGTTAAAAATCTACTCATAATCAAACCTCAATATTAATTTTTTTCAAATTCTTTTTAAAATTTTTAATGTACTCATCACCATTAAAGCCGTCATTTTTAACACCATTAAATTGGTCTAGCCACTTTTTGATATTCTCAATTGTTGTATGCTTGAGAATAGAGTCGCTACCTCTTTTCATATTGTCTTGAGCATTGGCAAGAGCATAATTAGACAAGTTAGATTTACCACCTGAAGATTTAGGTATAATGTGCTCTATAGTTGCTGTTTTTGGAGTTAGTTTTTTTCCGTAAATATCGACTTTAACAGAAGGTAATAAGCCATTTTTATATTGAGTTTTTAGAATAGATTTATAACCGAAAGATATCGGTTTAATCATTCTTTCCCTTTCTTAGATTACGCATTCAAAAAGTCCTCGTGAGTTGCGCCATAGACAACATTTAATTCTGTACCTCTTGAATACTTCCACCCAACTCCCCAAGTAGCAGGCACTTCGTCAACACTAGCAACATCTGTGTAAATTGTGCATCCAGATGCAACACCAGAGAATGGTGCATTAGCATAGTTATTAGATGCTGTTATAGTTTCAATTGTTTTTGGCATCCAAATTTTTCGCAATTGTCCTTGATTATTATAAAAAGCGCTTTGCCCAATCGACTTAACACCAGACAAATCTAGTTCTGAAAAGCTGTTATAAACAAAAGCACTTTGACCAATTACACAATTATTAAAACTAAAAATACGAGTTTGAGATGATTTCTTGAATACGCCTTTTAGTCCTCCATTTCCTATGTTTTCTAGTTGTCCGAGAATAACTGTTTCAAGATTATTATTAGTATGTGAATCTGCGGTAATATTTTTTGTTACTAGTCCGGCTTCGCCTATAATCTTGCAATTAGGGAGATTAATTGTTTTGATTGTATCTTGTTTATAAATCGTGTATTTTCCAACTTCCTCAACTGCTTCACCAGAAATAGAAGTTAAAAAAGCGGTACCTTCAACACTAAACATTTCACTTCTTATTTTTGTTATTTTGCTCGGTAGAACTAAATCAGTCGTTTCACCTTCAATCACATCTACAATCCAAGTATCATCACCACCAACTTGTAAAGCTTCGATAGTAGAAGCTAAATTATCGCTATTCTTATCAGTAGGTATTGTTGCGCCTTTTTCTTCAAGGGCAGTATAAGAATTATCTATATTGTTTTCTATTCTTTGTAATTCATTTACTATTGTCATATTACACTCCTTTCAAATAGTTTTCTAATTCAAGAAGTGTATTCCAAGTCGCTAAGCAATCATCAACTGTACCATTTGCGACCGCTACAAAGTTCTTAAAACCAAGTTCTGTATCTTCACTTGTTGGAACTTTAAATGTATCACCACTAACACAATCGAAAATAATATTTTCATCAACTTTAATTGAAAATTCTTTTAAATCTATTGAGCCATTCCAGTATAATGTGCCAGAAGCATAAGAACCAACTAGTAAGTTACCATTTTGAGATAAATCTAAATCGCTAAAATCTAATGTATTACTTAATGTTTTTTCAACTCCGTTTATTTTGTAAATTAAGGATTGCGTTGTTAAACCAAGTTTCAATTCAAATTCAATAGTATCATTATCGTTAACCGCTAAAGTGACATAAGAGAATAAGTTAGTATCTACACCATTAATATATGCTCTTACAATTAATATTTTTGACTCAGTTATTGTCAAACGAAGATTTCCTATTTTACCCTCATTTGTTGGTGAAATAAGTCTAAATAAACATTGTTGATTAGTTCCAGAGATATACTTTCCTTTGAAAGAAAATGTTATCTCTTGTTGTGGGGTTGCTTCTAGCATTGTTTCTATATAATCACTGCTGTAAAATTCACTAGCAACACCCTCAGGTGTAATTGTTAGACTTCCAACAATAGTCAAATTAGAGCCGTCATATCCTAATGGTTTAACCCCAAACTTTCCACATTGTCCGTAAGTTGTTAAATCTGATTCGTATTCATCATAAGTGCAAGTGTTTAGCAAAGATTTATTTTTATAAAAGTAATGTCTTTTTTGCTCATTAATATAATAAGAAGCAGATAAATCAATTGGTATTTCATCAGAATAGTTTAAATAAAATTCTGTAGGAAAATAAGAAGTATTTGCAATTGAATTATAAACAACTCCATCTAAAGAATAATAAGTATTTAAAGTGTCATCTATAACTTCATACTTTGCATAAAATGGTGAATTAAGGTCAAGTTCGCAAACAAACGCACCACTATTCAAATATATTGTTGAATTACTAACATTAAAATTAAATGCAAAAAATGTTTGTCCAAAAGGATCTGAAACAAAATTATACTTTGCAACAATTGTCATTCCGTTTGTTATTGATAGTTGTACTTGAGTTTTTCCATCTAAATCAGTACCCAAAACTATATTTTCATCATATACCCACTCTTCGCTCGTCAAATAATTATCCCACAACTTCTCAAAATCAGCCTTTTTATATTCTGAGCCATCACAAGGCAAAAAGCCAGAAGGTGTGTAATTCGCACTAGCATTAACAGAAATAACAGAACCAATTGGCAAAGGAGTATAATTTTTTGGAATATACTCTAATATTTCAGCAGCAGCTTCATTTACAGAATTTATTGCATTATTTTTTTCATTATTTATTGCATTTATGCCTTCATTTTTAGCTTCATCAACATATCCAACAAGTTCTTCTATATCAGCATCAAAATTTTCTGTAATATCTCTAACTTCGTTTAAATATGCCAAACTTTGATTGCGTGCGCTTTGAGTTTCAATTTTCAAAGTTTCTGATTCATCAGCATAATCTTTTGCTTGATTTGCGTATTCATTAGCTTGTGTAGTAGCATTTGTTATATATTCAAAATAATCTTCTGGTTTATCTTTACTTCCTTCTTGAATTTTAACAGATCTTTCAACTTGTCTGTACACTATTTGAATTAATCTAACAATATAATCAAGCGCATATTCTAACGAGTTAAGGTTCAGAAGTCCAGATGTTGCAAAAGGAGTTGTTTGCGCCAAAGGTATATTTAGTAGTAAAGATATTGTTTCATTCTCTTGCAACAAGCCATACTCACTATTATCTAAAGGAAAAGTGATATAGCTTCCATTTTTATTACCTATTTCATTAATTGAATAATCAATATTTAATTTTAATTCTGTTTGAACTTGATTAACATTTGTATAAAGCACTTTCAATTCATCTTCAGAATTTATCAAAAAATCAAACTCAAATCTTTTAGTTTCATTGTTACCAGTCCAACTATTGACTGGCGCAATATCTGGTATCATTTAAAACCCCTTTCTTATTCTTCTCCACTTACTTTTTTTGCTCTATAGTCTGAATATCCACCAATTTTCATTGCACCTTTAATTGGTTTGCCTGTTGCAACATCAACAACTCCACTAGCTTCAGTTCCTAAAGTTGTTAGAGGTAAACCAGTTGCAACCTCGCCAAACAATGCAATTGCTTTCCACATATCAACCAATGTGATATCGTCACCTTTAGAAAATTTTCTAGCCAAGTTCCCAACTTTGCTTGAAGCAACATCAAACCAATCACCAGATGAAGCTCTTTCGCCCAACATTCCAGTTGTGATTGTATTAATAAACATTCCTGCAATTGGTATAAAAGTGAACCCACCTATTACAGCTTTCCATATATCCATTTTTAATTCATCATCATCACCGCTAATTGGAGATAAAGAAGATGCTAAGTTGAAAATTAGAGGGAATACATACATATACAATCCAACTAATTTAACCATATTCAAGCCTGTATATTTGTTTTTATTTTGTTTATATTCAATAATAGAGTTACAAGCAACCCTAAAATATTGCCAAGGTGTATTTTGATATGCAAAAAACATTTTCGCTAAAGGTTGACGGCTTGCATTTCTTTGAATATTTGAAAAAGTAGATGGAATACTTGATTGTTGCTCGTTAACAGTTTTTTCAATAAATATTTTTATTGCTTGCTCTTCTGTATAACCTTTATTTCTTAAAACATCAATATAAGGTTTTCCACCAAGAATAATTGCACCTATATCCCCAAGCTTAATTGGTAGCGAGAAATAATCATCCAGCAAGGAAATTTTCGCAAACATTTTTTGTTCAAGTTGTCTTTTTAGCGCATCTGTACTTCCACCTCTGCCAAACCTATCTTTAAGATATGGAATATTCATCATATAATCTATATTCTTTTTCCAATCTTTAAGAGTAAAGCTTTGTTTGAAAAATTCTTTGCTCCATTCAGCAGTAGAAACATATTCGTCACCTACACCATAGTTCATAAATGACATAACTTGCTTTAAGCCAACTTGAGCCTTTGCAAAAATCTGCGCTTTGATAACATTATTTTCTAAAGTTCCAATTACAGATTCAGCTTCAGATAACATACTTGTTTGACCAGAATACAAATTAGCAGTAATCAAATTATATAATTCTTGTGCAGTTTCATATCCCCAAACATTTTCAATTTTTCTTTTTAGGTTAGGCTCTTTAAACACTCTATTCATAAGGTCCAATTGCCTACCCATAATAATTAAAGTGTTCGCTTTTTCTATATGTTCAAACAAAACAGCTAAAGCATTTGCTGGTTTAATTCTGCTTCCAAGTCCAGCAGTTCTTTGTTTTTGTGCTGATATAACTCCAGAATATTGAACATAATCGTTAAAGAGTTCTAAAGGCTTAACCTCGCTCATATCTGTTTTTCGTGGGAAGTAGTTTTTTGTTTTACCTAATTCAGTATGATATTTTTCAATATGATATTTATTTAAGTCCGCCCAATATTTTTCTGAAGCTAATTGAAGAATATCACCCATCAATTGTTCTTGCGGTGTCAATTGAGCAATTAAAGTATCAAACTCGTACTTGTCAAACTGTCCTTTTGCTGGAGTTGTTTCATCTCCCATATCAGTTAAGATTTTGTATGATTCTTCATTTTTAGATAGAATGTAATAATACAAAACCTGCATTCTGGATAGTTGAACTTCTTCAGCTTCCCACTCACTACGAGGAAGTCCTTTGCCAAAGTCTATTACTCTATCTGTAAAAGTTTTTCCAGTTTCTTTATCTGTATGAGTTTCTCTAATTGTTCCTGTTTCTATATCTGGAGTGTATCTTTGCTTGATAGAAAATTCTGGCTTGTTCATATCAATAAACTTGTTGAACAATTGAGTATCAGCAAAAGCACCTTTATAGCCAAATATTTCTTTTATTTTGCGTAAGACTTCATCTCTATCAGCACCGACTTTAGCATCTTTTTGCGCATACAAATAATCTAAAGAAAACTTTTCTTTGATGTTTTTATCAAACATCATTTTTAAAGCACCATTTAGATTAAAAGCAAATCTATATGCTTTTTCTAATTTTGATGTTTTATCTTTGTGTTTATTTACTGATTTAGCTAGTTCATCAACAAGATTAATTTGTTGCATTCTTCGTTCAAAATCAATTTCATCACGGGCAATTTTTGCTGTAAATTTTGCGTTTTGAATACGATTCAATAAGTCTTGAACAAAAGCAGTAGAGTTGTAATATAAACCATTAGCTTTAAATTCAATAAACATTTTTTCAATTGTTTTGTAGTAATCTTCATCATTGACTTTATCAGATTCATAAGTAGGCGCAATTTCTTCGTTCACCATTGCATCATATAAATCTTTAATATCTTCTAATGGAAGCTTGTTTAGTTCTCTTAATCTTTCAAACAATTTATTAGCTGGATATGTGTATTTTGTGCGTTTAATTCCATTTTTCCATTCGTGGATAGTTTGTTTAACCTCTCTTACAACATCATCAGCAAGTTTTCTGCGCTCATTAACTTCATAAAGAGTATTTGCAAAGTCCATTATGTCATCAAGATTTTCCTTTATTTCTTTGAAAGAATTTAAGCTTTTTAACTTGTCAAAGATTCTTGCTTTATCTCTTTCTGCCATAAAATCAAGTCTTTTAATAATTGCTCTAGCATACTCAGCAAATTGCCAAGAATAATCACCTTGCCCTTGCATTTTTGCAGCATAAACCAATAAATCTTCTTTAGCTTTTTCAAACTCTGTTAAAGAGTTATATCTTTCCCACTCGTTAGTTTCGTTTTCCCATCTTTTTGCAAAATCTTCTTCCAAATATGGATGAGCATTATTTTCCAACCAATTAAAGAAGGCAACTGTTTCAATAGTTTTATCTTTAGAGTTTTTATAGCTATTTAGTAGATATTCAAACTCAAACTCACTTCTTTTTATTTCTTGCTCTGTCATATCAACATCTGGATCTAAAAGATATTTTTTATCCATAATTACAGATAGAGCTTCCATTGCTAACTCTGCATCAGCACCAACTTCATCAAAGCTATAGTATGGGAAGAACTCACCCCATTCAGGAAGGAATCCATCATTAGCAGAAAAAGCATCATCTGTTTCAGCCAATAATAGCGCAATTCTTTCGTGTTGCTTCGCAAGTCCTCTACCTTTTTTATCAGTAGATTTTGAGCCAAGAATCATTTTTAATTGATTGATGTTAGTTACATAATTTCTTGTTTCTTCGTTTTTAGAATTTTTAAGCGCATAGAAAATAATTTCGTAAGCTGTATCTCTGTATCTTCTTTGCTTATCTGTTAGCTGATTAGGTCTTATATTGCCTTTTTCACGCATTACATCATCTATTCGAAATAGTGCATTTTGTCTGGCTTCTTCTATTAATTTTTCGCTTAATTCGTTTTGTTCTTCAAAAGTTCTGTCGCCAAGAATTTCTCTAAATAATTTTTCTGATTCTTCATCAAGCTCAACCTCATCAGACCAGCTCAAATAATTATAGACATCATTCAACCAGTTCTTGAAGTTTTCAAAAACTCTTTTTAAACTGTATGATGGAGCTTTACCAGAACGGACATAGGCTGTAAAATATTGTGCAAATTTTTCGTGTTGTGCAACTGTATATTCTTTGCCATCATATCTAAGCCACTTGTTTACTTTAAGCAATAAATCTTTAGCTTTAGAGTTTGTTCTAGCCAAGTTAGTAAGTGTTTGTAAATAGATGTGCCCAAACTCGTGAACAAGAGTAGAAGCATCAGCCTTATTCTTGATTAAAACAACAACACTTTCTTTAGGAGTTCCGTCAAACAATTGTCTTTCAAAAGTAAAACCTTTTGCATATTTAATACTTGCATTAGTGTCATTGATGTTGCTATCTTCAATTTCGCCATCTTGATAAAAACGATTGATTATATCAACGGCTTTATCATCAAAAATAACAAAACATCTGCCGTCTTGTCTGCCGTCATAAGTGATACCTTTAATGCCGTAACTGTTTAAAAGTTCACTTGCTTTTCTATCAGAACCATATTTTTTAGAAAGTGCTTTATATAAATCTCTTCCGATTGGATCAAAGTTTTCAAAAGAAATATTTTCTTTTTCCATAACTTCATTTATAATTTTTTGCACATTTTCATTTTGTTCTGATAACAATTCTTGTTCATCAAGTAACACATCATTTTCTGGAATATCAACTTCAAATAATTGACCTTGTTCATATTTGATTTCTATTTTATTTTCATTGAGTCTTTGTACAAATTCTAAATCTTTATATAAGTTGTCAACTATGGATTGATATGCTTTTTTATCATACTCATCTGCATTTTTTTGATGTCTTTTAGTGTTCTTTATATCCCTTTCAATTCTTTCTAAAACATTCTCTTTGTTTGTATTTTTTACACCAATTGCCAAAGTAGCATTATGAGCATTCTCAATTACTTCGCCATCAAGCATTACTTGTGATATTTTTTTCCTTAATCCTTTTGTGGTTAGTTTTTCTCTATACCCTTCTGAAACATTACGATTTTCAGCAAAATACAAGCCATATCCGTGAGCCATAGCCCCCTCACCTGTGAGAGCATAAGATAAATCAAACCTATCAAAATCAACTCTCCCACCGTGAAAAGCTGATTGGAAATAGATATTACCATTTTGTGTTTCAAGATTTTCTAAAGTTTCATTTAATTTACCTTTTTCATATTCAACAGGTTTTACGCCCCAGCCTTTAAGCTCTTTAATTTGTTTCTCTGTCAATGTTCCTTTTTCAGCAAGTGCATAATTAAACTCCGTCAAAGATACTTCTCTTAAAGGTTTAGCTTCAAAATATGAACGAGGTAATTTTGATGCTCTTTCAGTAAAATCTTTTAGTTTTTCATATAATTCTTTAGGTAATTTTTCCGTATCAATATATTCAGATAATAGTTTGTCATTACCTCTATATATTGCAAACATAATATTTTCAAAGTCTTCATCAGAGATTTTTTGATAACTATTTCCTGCAAATTTATAATACTTTGTAATATCCCCAAAGAGTAAATCTGTATATTCTTTTTGTAATTTTTTGTATTCTTTTTCTGCTTCTTCTCTATCATTTAAAGATGTTGATGCAGCTTTTTTAAGTTCTTTTTTTGATGTTTGTTTTAAAGCTAATTTAGCAAGAAAACTTGAAAGACCATAGTGCCAATTTTCGCCACTAACTAGACCTTCTTTTTTTATCCATTTAATTAAATTCTTTGAATTATAATCAGAAAGTTTTCTTTTTCCAGCTGAAGTATATCCTTCAAAAATAACTTTTTTTGCTCCGTCAAAATATTCTTCAAAAGTTCTTCCGTAAATTTGTTCAAACTTTTTTGGATCTCTTTCATTTTGACGAATCATTGAGTCATAATCATAAGAACTGACAAAACCACCCCATTTTGTTTTATATGCTGGAGCTGGTAATCGTGGAGAGTATATATCTCTATCAAAAATATTATCTTTTTTATAATTTATTAAATTTGGATCACGAATAAAAAGAACATCTCCAAAGTGTTTTTCAGACAATTCTTTTTGTCCTTTTTTAGTAATAGCCATTGATGGAGCAACCAAAGAACCACTAGCAAGAATATCATCAAGTCTTTCGCTTTTTGTTGCGTGTGTCATTATTATATTTCTATCATCATTCTTAACATTAGGGTTTAAATCAACTATTGAAAGTGGTATAATATTAACAGAGCTGGTGTCAAGAGCAGAAAGGACGGCTGCCCTTTGAGGGTTTTCCCTCTTAGTTATGAGGACTTGTCCAACCTCGTCATCAGTTCTTTTTATTTTTTTTGCATTATTTATTTTATTTTGTAAGTTTTTAGTACTTATATACTGCCAACCTACAATTTCAAAATTTTCTTTATTTTCTGATAATTCAACTAAAACTTGTTGATTTTTTTCTTTGTTTAAATAAACAAAATTATAATAGTTATCATTTTCTTTTGTTTTTAAAATTAAGTCTGTTTTGTATAATCCATTTGTAAGAATAATATTATTATCTTCAAAATCTAATTCTGAATGATGATTTCTATTTTTTGTAATAATATTTTTCTTTAATAAAATAGGTTTTCTTTTTTTGTCAATCTCAGTAAAATCAAT